TTGTAATTGTTTCCATCTTCTTCACGGATGTCGACCGCTGGCCTGTTTGGTTTGTGGTATGTGTGGATGATGACGTGTGTGGCGGCTTGGATCACCTGGCCCCCTGTGGTACGTGAGTACCATATTTGGGGTGTTTGGCGTGCTTGGCTGTCGGTTGTCGGAAATCCGGATGAGTATGATGAGGCAGCTGTGTGCCCCATAGGTTACATTCCGGTCAGGTGTGAGAGTTCTTGGCTGTCTATGGGTCCCGTTGGTCGCGTCGCGTTGTGCGAGTGCGGAATGGGATCCGTTATGGTGGTTATTTTGGTTCTCCTCACTTGCGCTTCTGCGTGTGTTCTGTTTGCGAATACCGAACTTTGGACCTGGATAGTGAACGCCGGCTTATATCTCCGATGGGAGTATTTGCGATCAGTTCTCTTAGAGGTTCTGAAGAGGTGCTCAGCTCAGCCTAAGGTGGCGAGCCGGGCCGTTCGCTCGGCTTTTTCTTCTATGCCGAACGTCCGTACTACGCCTTCTAAGAATCACACTCATGCCGCTTCTGCGGCGAGCAGGAGTATGGCTTCGAGCGGGATGACATTCCTCGCCCAGAGCATCGGCGCTGATCCCTTCTACTACCAACAATCCCCGTCCGACCAAAAGTTGGGAAGGTCGGGAAGTCGCAGCTATTACTGGGCTAAGGATCTCGGTGCCTCGCCGGCACCTGAGACCACCCGGGATTTCTGTGCACTGGTGGATGTGGATTATTACGTTGATATGCCCGAGTTGTTGGCTAGGGCTACTGGTCCCGTGTGCCTGTACACGCTTGTTCCCAAGGCCGCGGCGAGTTCCACCGGTGAATTCTCGTTTTGTTTTAACGAGAATAGTGAGGTGGAATATCGCGTCAGCGGTGGGGCGAGGTACAAGCACAAGATTTGGGATTATGGTACCGACGTCATTGTTGCCGAAACTACCCGATGGGGTTTTTGGCACACGAGCGTCGCATTCAACGTTGATCGGAGGCAGGTCGATGACCACCATCAGATGGTCCTTTTGACCCCTATCGCGCGCCTTTCCTGTCCTTTCATTCGGATGACGCATCTAGTGGAGGGAGAGTCGTTGAAAAGGCTGGACGTCGTCGAAACTGTGTTCGTTGAGGACACACCGGAGATGTTCGTTCGTCTGAATGTCCAAACCAAGGATGGTATGTATCGTTCAACGGGTAAGGTGGGCATGCATGTGTGTGCCACCGTGCCCGTTGCTATCGATGACGGTATCCAGCTTCAGAGTTGTCTGAATAAGATGGCGCTGAGCGTGGCTCAAGTCAAGACCATCAGTGGCATGGACGATACGGCTGCTGCGACCGTGCTGACGCAGTATCACAGATTCGCTAGTCCACGTTCGGCCCCGACTGTTCATCCGGTGGATAAGTCGGTGGTAACGTTCTGTTTCGAACCGAAGACGTATACCGGGGAGGAGAAACCAGCTATGGTGGCATTCATGTCGCCGCTGGTTTTGGGAGCCATGGTGCCTGCCATTACGGAGGCTAACGACACCCAATCCATCCGGGGGCGCCTTGAAGGGGTTAAATCCCCTGAGTTCGAGCTGAGCGGTCCGATCGTGGGCTACATGTCGGAGTTTTCCGAGCGGTTTATTCCGCAGCATCTGGTCCATTCCGCGTATCCGCGAGACCAGGATGAGATCTACGCCCGCCAAAACCGGCCGGCGCAGGTGCGCATCCTGGACGAGGGTGCGGCGATAGGTGGACTGGTTGATCAACCGGTGAGCTCCTTCATGAAACGTGAGTCGTATGCTAAGGTCACCGATCCCAGGAATATATCACAGATTCCACACGCCAACAAACTGAAGTATTCGAGCTACATATACGCGTTTTCCGACCATCTGCGTACGATGGCCTGGTATGCGTTCGGGAAAACTCCTAGGGAGATTTCTTCCCGTGTGGCCGTGCTGTGCTTGCGGGCGTCGCGCAGTGTCACTAAGACTGACCTGTCGCGGTGCGATGGCCGGATTTCTAACCTTTTCCGGCACCTGGAGAAAATGTGCATGCTGCGCTTGTTTGCCACAGCCTGCCATGATGATTTGTTGAAAGCAATGGAGACCCAGCATTCACAGCGGGCCTTCACCGCCACTGGCTACGCCTATGAGACTGGTTTTTTCCAGGCTCTCAGGCTCGCCAGAGACGGCTGATTTCAATTCATTGGACAATTGCTTCATCGCGTACTGCACCTATCGTAAGATGGGTTACAGCGCTGATGAGGCGTGGGCCAAAGTCGTCAGTGGAGGTGTGTATGGCGGGGATGATGGTTTGTCTTCGGACATCGACTCGGGATTATATGAGCAGATGGCTCGTGATCTCGGTCAGGTCCTGGAGGCTGAGGTCGTCCCAAAGCACTCGCGCGGCGTGGATTTTCTTTCCAGGCTGTACAGCCAAAGGGTGTGGTGCGGTGATGCTTCGTCCATGTGTGACGTTAAGCGCCAGCTGCTGAAATTGCATTTGACGGGCTCTTTGCCCGTCTCGATTACGGCGGTTGATAAGCTGCGCGAAAAGATGCGCGGCTTTTCCCTCACTGACCCTAATACCCCCATCATCGGCTTAATCGCAGCCAAAGTGGCACGAGTTTGTGGCCGAGTTGGCAAGCGAGACGACATGCCCGGAGTAGCATCATACTTTTCGAAGTACGATGGTGAGGACGAGCAGTATCCAAATGAAAACCCCGACGGTTGGATGGATGATGAGGTCGAGCTCCAAATGCCAGATTTTGATTGGGGAAAATTTGTGGACTGGGTTGAAGCGTGCAAGAGACCGGAAGATCTCCTGTCACCCCCGGTTTGCGCCGACTGTACAGCGCGCGTGGAACCCCCAGCGGACGTGGTGGTGAATGAGGATATTGTCCGGGTGAAATCCCCGCCTCAGCCTCCTCGACCCGCGGGGAAAGTATGCGAGTACTATAGGGCAGGTAAGTGCACCTTCGGCTTGAAATGTCGTGACCTCCATGAAGGCGACGTTGTTCAGGACAAGGCGGTTTGTTTGGATTATCAGCGTAAGGGCGAGTGCCGCTTCGGTGATAAATGCAAATGGCCGCATGTCAAGCGCGCGTCAGCCCCCAATGGCGGCGCACGCTAAGCCGGCTCGCAGGGGTTTCGCGGGCGCCATTGGGGGCGCCCGGACACTTTCCCTTGAATAAGTGCTAAACAAAGAATACTCAGCGTTGACCAATTATCGTGAGCTATGTCGGGTACCTATCAATCGTTTGAGGTGCCGAACTACCTACGTCATCCCACCTGGTTTGAGTTGTTCCTGCAGGAGGCTTCGAAGTCTGTGAGACTCGTGCCTGGCTGCGAGACCAACCCTTCTGAGCGGGTCGTGGGGAAAGTTCCGGCGCCCCGCTTGGTGGGAGTGGAATTGAACCCGGGACCCAGGGGGTCGCGGCGTGGTTTGGGTGCCTTGCGCACCGATTCAACGGCTGCAGCCCTCGCTGGCCTCGGCGGATCCCTTGCCTCTCTTGTCTCACGCACGAAGAAAAAGAAGAAAAGCAGTAAAGCCACCCGTAACACCCTGTCCATGCCTGTCGCCCAAGAGAATCATCGGCGCGTCGTCGCCCCGGTTTCTCGTGGATTGGCGATTCGCAGTTCGGGGTCGCGGGGCTACTGTCGCCAACGTGTCCATTCGACTACGATGTCAGTGGGTACCACTGCTGGGGGCATCATCAACATGGTGTCCCTGGCTACTGGCACTGCTACGCAGACGTTTGCACTTGATGTGAACGATCCGGATAATATTCTGGGCTATGGGGTCTCTGTGATCTCGCTCGGCTTCATCCGATGGCGTATCTGCAGTGACTTGGTGATCACGTACCATCCGACGTGCGCCACGACTTCAAGTGGGGCGATTGCCCTTGGCTACATGCCTGACTCTCGCTACGCCGATGCTGCCGCTGTTACTAGCGTCGCTGGCGTGCTGGGTCTGGATAACAGCGCCCTGTTCTCTCCTTGGGCGAGCGCTGTGATCCGCGTGCCGCTCAAGGACGTCGACTCCGCTTGGAAGTATCGTCTCGACGCCACCACAGCTGGGGCTGCTGAGATGTCTCTGCAACACGCCGGGCTTCTTCTCATCAATTCGCTTTCCACTATGACGGCGAGCACCACTTTTGGTGCCCTGTCTGTGGCGTTTGACATCGAGTTTGCTGACCTATGTGGCGTTGTGACCTCGGCACCTGCCGTCGCCGCGCCGCGTCGGGCCGCTCTCAATGTTTCTGGCGATGAGGAGTATGTGACTGCACAGCTGGCGGCGACGCAGATTGCGCCTCCGACCAACGTGCCTGCATCTTCTTCTGCTGTTCGCGCCCAGCCTCCGCCCGGCTCTGTCCGAAGTGGTTGGCTGGGATAAATTGCATGGTCTGCGTGTAGGCTCCCCTTTTCCGACGGGGGAGCCCGCTCTGTAAATAATAAGAAAGAAAAACTCTAGGGCG